CGAAAAGATCGTTTACTAAAATTCGTTGGAAAATCGTTCACTAACATCCTCTAATAGGTATAAACAAAAGAACCAAAATTCCACCGAAGAAACTGTAACTATCAAAAACGCGATGGAGAGTTCAACCATCTCGACCGAACATAATAGCGTTGTACGCATTCTTAAGAAAAGGATCATCGAGCTCCTCGACGTCGTTCTCGGCGTCTTTCCAAACTCGATCTTCATCTTCATATCTGCGCTCCAACTCCTCGGCAAGATTATCTAATCTCTCCATCTCGTCCTCCATTCGGGATCTAGCATGATCAGCCTGATTGTAGCGATCTTGATCCTCATCATCCTGAGCCTCCTCCATCTGTTGACGGAGGTAGTCTGATATTTCACCACGCGTAGAACCTCTAAAATCAACTTTAGAATCGGTAGCAAAAGACATTTCCATACGCTTCAAAAACTGCGCACGAATAGACTCCACTCGAGCCTTTGCTTTCGCCACTCTCTCTTCTTTGGAGAGAGCTGGATGGCCGATAGCCGTTTTCTCGTAAGTACGGACTGGCACTGAATTCAAGTTAAATTCAGCTTGTCCTTTCCCAACACCAACGCCGGCTTCTTCTTGAGCGACTTTCAACCGATCCCCCGTCTTCTGTGCGGGTTTAAAACCAACACGAGCCAGGTTCACAGCGAGAGCCGCAAAGTCATCCATTTCCTCATCTTTTCCCGAACGTGCTGATTGCACGAGCAGCTCAGAATCACCACTGCTGAGAGCCCACTTAGCTCGAAACTCCTCCTCTGAGAGAATATTAAAATCTCTCATAAACTCAACTGAGGGGAGACCATCTTTCGACGTTCTCCCGAGGCTCTTCAAAGTGGAGGTAAAGTTTTCTACCTCCGCAGGACTCTCATACTCTTCGTCTTCAAAACGAAGGTCCACTTCACAATGGTGACTCTTAGCATAGCCACTGTACATCTCGCACATCACAGGATAAAGGTTTTCATCGGTCCACGCACCAGCATAAGTCACGCCCAGGAGGCGTTGCATCTGCACTACATGGTTGATCTCACCCCCCACATTCACAAGGGAGGCGCCAAATTTCACAGTGTCGGCTGGAGCGGAGTAGTAGCGGACACCCAGGCCCTCTTCAATGTAAGGTCTTACCACAGTACCCAGAAAAGGAACTCGGATGCCAACACGTTCCACCTCGCGCCATGAGGACAACACCTGAACATTGGCCGGAAACTGTTGCTCTATCTGTCGCTGGGTAAGTCCCGACAACCCAGAAACATCTTTGAAGGTAAAATGGAGATCACGTTCGATCGAACCAAAAACCTTCACCAAAACATCCCCAAAAGAAGCAGCCCGGTCGCACTTCTCAAAAACCTCCTCGGAGTTAGCAGCCATCTGGGCAGACGAATGGATATTCCCCATCGTTGTGCCAGGGATACCACTGTTCCAAGAGTTGTCAACCCTCACAACAGAAGAACCACCCACCAACAAATTCTTGTGGAAACCCATATACATCGCCGAGACGAATGAAAATAACCGCTCGTCGGGAATACTTGGGAGAGCTGTCTTTACCCAAACAGCAGCTCTCAACACCACACCTGACAAGGTGTGCAAATCCATAGCTCGTACATCAAAACTACAGATGATCACTTCGCCCGTCTCGGGATTCAAAAGAATCCAAAGATTGTCGTCGCCATACACGAGAGATTTAAAGTGATACCCTTTAACTGGTACTTTAGAATGAGCCTCAATCCACGTTGTCAACGCCTTCACCAGTGCCGTAGCACCACCTCGAAAATGTGAATAATGATACATACTCACACTTTCTTGATTGTGAAGAAAGTTTTGAACACCAACCTCGACTGGGTGCCACGCCCACTTACAAAACAACCTCATGGGGAGAGGCTGCACATAGTAGGTCCGAGATTTCTTATTCCATTCAGCTCGGTCCAAGATCTCAAACTTTCTCTTAGCAAAGAAGGTATTGAGCTCGGGTCGTGTGTCGAAAAATTTCTCAAGAATTTGAGGAATAGACGGCACATCCTGCATCTTAGACACAACTTGATGGTAGAACGATCTCGCGACACCCAATGCATGTTGAAGCACTGGAATTGGTTTTTCGTTAAGGGGCACACTCACTTTCTCTTTAGAATAGGCAAGGGCCAGACGTGTCACGCCACCAACGTTGACACTCATATTACCCACACACTCAAACATGTATGGGAGACCAGCATTGGCATCGAGGTTGATCATATCGAACGCCATATTATCGATTTTCATATCCACATCTTCCATGGCTGAATACTGTTCGGCGGAAAGGCGAAACGGAAGCATCTCTGCTACGCGCGCCTGAACCTTATTAGACGGAGACACTTTGAACTCGTTGGTGGGCATTTGCTCCATCAATCGAGTCAACTGAGACCTCCGAGTATTATTGGTACGAACAGTACTCAATGCATAGTCAGCGTGTGGTCGTGTGCTGGGTCTAGAACACAACCAATTGAACATCGCCTTGTCAGGACGACCCATCTGCAGACTCTGGTTCCAAGAGTACGATTTATTTACTGCAAAAGGTAATGGTAGAGCCTTACGAGGGGCTGCTCTAAACCACTGACCGCCAACGGTCTTGACCAGGTTGTTGGCGAGCTCCAAACCAGAGATATCCTCTCCCTTCGGGGGA